GTCTTATATTTTCTTGTTATCTCATGATAATTTGTGCCGTCATTTGTTAATGTCCATTGGTCTGCCGCCTCATTCCATAAAACTTCTACATCTGCAGAGGTTCCACGGTTTACCTTAAGACCAGCATCTGCTGATGGAGCTCCAGTAACATTTGTATTAAGAACAACTTTATTGTCAACAATATTAACTTCTGTTGTGCTTATAGAGTTAATAGATCCCTGAACATCAAGGTTTCCACCAATGCTTAAGTTACCAGTAACTGTTACATCATCTGGCAAGCCAATAGTTACTGCTGCTGATTCTGATCCAGATCCTGAAACTGTAATTTCTCCAGCTGTTCCAGCAATTGTTGAAACATAGCTTCCAGTCGTGTCAGCACCAAGAGCAACTGAGTTTGGCTCAATTGTTGTTGATATTGTAACATCGCCCAAATTGGTCATTGTTGCAGAACCAGTTACATCTCCTGAGAGAGTAATTACTGGATCTTTATTAAGAGATACCTCGCCACCTACAACCGTAAAGTCGCTTGCATCGAAACTTGCTACACCCTTATTTGTATATGTTGCGTTTTCTGCTGAAATTGTAATTCTATTATTTGTTACAGCTACGTCAATTCCCTCTCCGCCAGCTACTGTAAGAGTATCTGTAAGAAGGTCAACTGTATCTGTTCCTGTATCTCCAGCAACTGAAAGATTAGTTGCTACGTTTACTGTTCCAGCTGCAGTCAAACGACCTTGAGCGTCAACTGTAAATGTAGGAATTGCTGTTGTTGATCCGTATGATCCAGCAGTTACTGCTGTATCATTAAGTTTTAATGTTGTTGTGCCTGCGGTATCGTTGTATGTTGCGGTTAAAGCTGTTCCTGCTAATACGGACGAACCAATAATGTCTTGAATTACTTCTGTAGAACCAGATGCAGGTGTCCACTCTGTTCCATTGTAGAAGTAAAGAATGTTTGTGCCAGTATTGTAGTATATTTGACCAGATACTGGATTTGAAGGCGCTGAGCCTAAGTTTTGTATTCTAGCATTGAGCAACTCATTCTTGTTGAGATCAACGCTAACTAAAAATTTTCTTGCCATTTGCTATCTCCTTATGACAGGTATGCTGTCCCTGAAAATGGTTGAGCCATAGTCAGTGTTAATTGATTAGTACTATTGTAGTCTATTCCAGTTTCCAAAATATCTCCTGCACTAGATTTGACGGTAACGTTTGGTTGGTATCCAAGACCGTGACTAATGACAACAGAATATACTCCTAACGCTGGTCCAGTAACTTGAGCAAGTTCCCAAGCATAGGCCAGAGTGTTATTTGTTAAGAATATCTTATTTGATCCTGACCAAGATGAGTCAGAAATTTTTGGACCGTGAAAAGCTGCAGATGTTGTATCAAAATAAAAATCTCCAGTAAGGCCTAAATTTGCTGCTGGGTCTCCAGAACCATTTAGGATTGTTCTTCCTCTTACTCCTTGCGGGCCTGGGGAAGATACTATAACTTTATTTATTTGCTCTTTAACAACTACGGACTCAACCATTAGATAGTTACCGATCTATTTAGGGTAATAAACCCTTCAAGGAGCTTTATTTTATTCGCATTAGAATCTACAACCATAATGTCATATACTGACTTTGGATAAAAAAGTTTGTTTGTTTGTGTTGGTGTAAGGGTTACAGTTAATTTACCAAGGGAGCCATTTATTACAATGCCGCCACTTGGAGATGTTAAAGTTACTGCTAACTTAGTTCCACCTTTTACGTCACGTACCTGCATTTTTGCAGATGCGCCAGTTAAATCAATCGCATTATCATTTTCGTCTTTATATTCTACTACAAAGCTAAATGTTGCATTTTGATCTACTTCGAAATTCTTTTGTCCTGCCATTTGCCATAGTCTCCTAAATAGGAATACTCCTGTACTAATTTTAGCACAGGAGTATTTCTAATTGACTACTTTTTACTTTTTGGTAAATCCAAATGATGCTTCGTTTGGATTAAGAGCCTTAAGTGCAACTGGCACAACTGCTGCCATACCACCGTAGAACAAATCCCTTGGTGTCGCCTGTAATCCTTGGGCCTGAAAAGCAGCGTATACTGCTAGTGATGCTCCTAGAAAATGACGTCCGTAACTTGCTAGTGCTGCTAGAATCTTCTCTTGCATTGTAACCTTTCCGTCTCCATTAAGATCTTCTTTAGCTTTTGCCATTTTTGATCCTCCTTATTTCTAGGCGGGTTGCCTAGGAATTTTGGGTTTTATCCCAATCTTATAATTGTACCACTATGCGCTAATATCTACTAATTCGCAATTTCCATCAGAACTACAGGCAAGTGTTGCATTTGTAGAGGTTCCATCTTCTGTCTCGTAGAATGACAGATCTTCCCAACGAATAGACTTAGGCATTTTTTCAACTAGATCATCGTATTCTGCTTTTGAAACTTCTTGGTATGGAGCTTGCTTATAAGAGTGATCTGAATATGGCAAGAAAGATATACCTGAAAGCTCGTCAAAATGCTTATAGACCCAGGATCCAACTTCCATCCACTCGCTATCATTTACAGAAACTGTAATTGAAGGCTTATGCTCACACCAAGCTCTCTGATAAATTAGCCATAACTCTAGGTGTTCAATTGCAGTAAGGTCTTTTCTAAATGTTGCATGAGCTGGTGCTTTTACTGGAAAAGAAAAAACATCTGTCTCTGTTGGCTTCATGACATCATCTTCAACTGGTATTCCAACTTCTTTAAGAAATATTGAAATTGGATCATTTTTAGATCCACGCACAGTTCTTATATAATACTCAGAATGCCATGGATGCATTCCAGATGAAACTCCAGTTAGCTGAGAAACTGTTCCAGAAGGCTTAACGCATGTTACTGAAGCAGATGGATTGATTCCAATTGCTCCCGCTTCTTGAATGTTTGCCTCTCTTGCACGAGTTCTTAATCTTTGAAGCATATGCTCAAGCCTTGTATAGTTATCTTCTTTTATATGATCCTGATTGCTACAGAGATCAACACAACCTTTGCCGCAAACAAATTCATTTGCAGATCTAGATTTTCCTGAAAAAATTGCATTTCCAAATTGTCCAGTTAAAGACACACCCAAAAGTCTTTCTTCTTCTGTATTTTTTTTCCAAACGTCTCTAATGTACTTAAAGTTAGTAAGGGTTGATTGCCATGTACCAAGGATTGAGGCTAACTCTACTTTTCTTGATACAGACTCTTCGTTATCATCTTCTCTTAATACAACTTCAGATAAATTGCAAAACTGATTTGGCCTAAGAATAATTTCAGAGCATGGGTTTGTTCCATAATGAATATCTGGATCTCTTCCGTATAGTGCCGCTTGCTTTTGTGCTGCTGCAACATTGTATATACCACGCTCTCCTGACTTTGAATCATAAAGAGATTTCCACTCTGCAATAAACTGTTCCATATCTGGCTTTCTAGAATAAGCTACAGAGTTATTTGAAAGAGCACGTTGAGGATTCGTTTCCCACCAGTTACCAGATTTTGCAGAGGCCATTTCTATATCATTAATATTTGAAAGAGAAATCATTGCTGATCTTCTAACTCCTCCAACTACAACAACTTCACCAATCTTGCACATAATGTCGTGGCATTCAATTGGCTTTAACTGTCTTCCTGTTGCTGCTTTAAATTTTGAAATTGTAAAATCAAAAAGGTTTACTAGTGGCTGTGGTCCAGAAGATCTTCCTCCCATAGTTTTAAGTCTTGCTCCTGCTGGTCTAACTTTAGTTACATCAAAAGATGGGATTTTTCCGTCCCAAAGATTTTTTAGTAGCAGCCTGTATGCTGTTGCCCAACCAGACTTAGAGTCTTCTACAACTATTACATCTGATACTTTTTCTAGAGTGTTTGGAATAGAAGGAAGTTTGTTGATGTACTTATATTCAACAGAAAATCCTACTCCAGACCCACACATTAAGATATACATAGTTTCATCAAATGCCCTCGGATGATCTACTGGCAAATAAGAACAGTTGTACCCAGCAACGTTATCTCTTTGAAGGGCGGGACCAGAAGTCATGACAGCTCTCATTGATGGCATTACATTTCTCTTGTATACGGCATCCTTAAGATTTGATAAAAGTATTTCGTCTGGAGTGTAGTTAAAATTTTCTTCTAGGTGGCCAAGCATAAAAGAGAAATATCTATCTACAGTTTCTTTCCATGTCTCTCTTCTATTTTCATCTGGCACCCATTTTGCATATCTAGACATAGCTATAAAATTTTCATAGGGGTTATCTATTAAAGCGCTATTTTCATTAAGTTCAATTAGTGACATTGGCGTCTCCTCAAAATAGTCCGAGGATTGATTAAAGTTTTTTATTTTTGTCATTTTGTCTCTTTTCCGCCCTGATGGCACATAAAATTTAGTAAGAGTCTTATTTTACCAAACTTCTTTATAGAAAGGAAGAGTAAAAAATATTTTTTAAAAAAGCACTATTATTGGTTAACTAGAATAAATATAAGTATATTTTTAGGTTGACATATTGTAAAGTTTAATGGTATTCTTATAGTTCGTTATCTCTATTGGAGGAAATGCCTATGGAGAATATAAAAGAAAAACTTAGCGATGTTTTACATCACTATGTTGCAATATCAGTAGCTGTACTGTTTTTATTTACTGGTCAACCAGAAGTAATACAAGCAGCATCTGCTCTGGTTGTAAAACCAGATGTAAAAACCGAAGCACAACTTAACAAGGAAAAGCTGGAGCAATTCAGCAATACTGTGTGGAAACCATCTGAGTCTTTAACAGATAAAGAATTGGTTGAACTTCTCAAGGCTGTAGGCTTTGAGGGGAGCGCCCTTAAAATGGCGTGGGCTGTAGCTAAAAAGGAGTCTAATGGACGCCCAATGGCTTATAACGGCAACAGTAGGACTGGAGACAGCTCCTATGGAATTTTTCAGATCAACATGTTGGGAAACCTAGGTGATGATCGTAAAGAAAAATTTAAACTGGACAGTAACTATTCGTTATTTGATCCAGCAATCAACGCAGAGATAACGTATTATATGACCAATGGCGGTCAAGATTGGTCGTCATGGAAAGGTTTAACTCCTCGAACAAAAGAGTGGTTAGATAAGTTTCCATCTAAAAGTTAGTTAGGAGTTAATATTAAGATACAATTAGTGTCTCAGTATTTAACTCTGTCAAGGGAAGGCCTTGTGTCAGAGATGGTTTGTCCATTAGACCAAGGTCTTCTCTTTTCAAATCAAGACGATAAAGAAAAAATATTTATTTATTGCTTATCTTGCCAATATAAAAACTATATTGGTAGTGCTGTTTATTCAAAAATGCTGGAAGGTATAAAAAATGCCACTAAAAAATGAATTTGATGAGGCTTTAAGAGCTAAAGTTGCAAGGAATATACCATGTATACATATGCCTGGCTTGCTTCTTGCAGAAAGAGCTCTTCTTGTAGTTAAAGAATATGTTGAAGAAGCTAAATCTAGAGGACTAGTCACTATTGATGAGTTGCTTGAGGATATGAGAGTAAAAGATGGACAAGCCGAGTAATAATTTAGAAGACAACCTTCCAATGGTTAACTACATAATGCTTCATAGAATATACGACGTATTATGCCTAATAGCGAAATTAAATGGGGGTAGCAATGAGATTGAAAAAATGGTAAAATATCATGAAGATGGATTTTTGCTGGGACCATCCCCAGCATTTAGAGCGGAAGACGGAAAAGATGAACAAAGATAAAGAATCAGTAGTACAACTTATGGTTGCAGTATACGAATCAGTAAATACAAAAATGGCTTTAATGTCTGGAATGACAGAAGAAGAAATTGAAGAAAAAACACAACAGTCCCAAGCAGCAATGACTTACTATATGTCTGAAATTTACGACAAATTAGATCAGAACGATCTATTAATAACTGAATAGTAGTATAATGGTTACATGCCTAGATATCATGCAAAACGGATGTACGGACCATACTTTCCTTGGGATCACGGATCAAAACACCCCGTGCAGGAAATAAAACAATGGAAAAAAGAACATCGTGTAGGCATCTTACAAACAATTAAAAATATAATAAAAAGAATTAATACTAAGTAGAGCTTAGGCTCCTTATATTAATAGCACGTAAGTGCTACAGAAACCCAATTGGATCCGCCTCTAATTGGGTTTTTGTGTTTAATGGTCAGTGTAGTTTAAGTTTAGCACAACACGAGTATTAGTATCTGTCTGAGAAAATCCGCTATGGAAAATGCTGGAATTAAAAACAACTAGCCTATTCTCTACGCTATTTATCTTTTCCCCATTTTCAAATAACGTAAACCCATTGTTTGTGTTTAAATAAAAGATTGCCGTAGTGTGCTTGACCTTGCTATCAGTGTGCATACCACCCTCAATATGAGTGGTAGTCCTTGTTCCAAGATTTGCTTTTACCCTTAATATCTCTTTGGGATTAATTTTATTTAACAATGGCAATAGGTCAGCATAGTAGTCAGATTTTACTCCAACATCATGCCTATACATTAAATTAAAGAACTGAAACTTATCTATACGCCTGACTTCATTAGGATAGGCA